CTCAGCAATGTCAGTTGGCGATCCGCTCTATGCAACGTCGGCGGGTAAATTGACTCCAAATTCAGGAGCTGCATTCGAAGCAGTTGTGGTCGCTCGTTTCATTGAATTCCAGACGAATGGAAGCCTTGTTACGACTCCAAACTACCTTGTTTCAGCGCTTAACTCACCAAGTGGGACGTTAGGCTCACCAGCGCAGCTTGCTTTCACAGAGGCTGTCATTCACTTTAATCCAGAACTTTAATAATAACGGGGCGTTCGTTTAACGGGCGCCCCACTTTCTATCACAAAATAATAACGACTGTCGATCTTAAGATAGGCTGTCAAACAGGAGACGAAATGATTAGTTCACTATATAACGCAAGAGGCGAGTTGAATGCGTCGTCATTGAAAGATGCGATGCAGACGCTTAGCAAGTTTGCTTCAATTTTAGAGGAAAATGCCCCTTCTAATTTAGCTTTAAGCGGGCAGCCAACATTTAATGATGACAAACGTGATGAGCTTATTTCACGCGCCATCATGACCCACGAGGGAAAAATTGCTTTGGCCCAGGCGATGGCAAACCCAATTCGTAGAAACTTAGATTACCAAGGTATCGCTCGTCGTGCATTGGTTGTCGATCCTCTACCACAGGGCGCGCTTCCAGTTTATGACCGTGATATTGATGTCGCGGCGGTTGTTATCTCTAGCAACGGAACGGGACCAGAGAGCCGTGTATTCGGTGATCGTGTAACGATTCCAGAGTTTGAGCTATTCTCAAACCCAACTGTTCGTATTGCTGAGGTCAAGCGTCGTCGATTTAACGTCATTGACCGTGCTGTTCAGAAGGCGCGTCAAGAAATCATGGCGCAGGAGGATGCAAACATCTTCGCTGCTCTTGATTCAGCGGCGGGTATCGAGAACACCCCACAAGATATCGCGGACGGCGGAATGCTCAAGCGAGATCTTATTGAGATTAAGGTCCAGATTGATCGCTGGGACTTGGTTACGACCAAGTTCTTCATGAACATCAATGAGTTCACGGATATCCTTAACTGGGCATCCGGCGGTGGCGGTGGTCCAGGTGGTGGCGAAGTTGATCCAGTTACGCAGCGTGAAATTCTCCAGACGGGCCTCTATGCTCATATCTGGGGAGCTGATATCATGGTGTCAAAGATTGTTCCACCAGGAACTGTCTATGGTGCGGCGGATCCTGAGTTCGTTGGTGTTATGCCAATTCGTCAGGATATTGAAGTTCTTCCAGCTGACGAACCAAAACAGTTAAAACTCGGTTGGGTCATATCTGAGATTATCGGTATTGGAATTGTAAACCCTCGTGGAACGGCCAAGGGTAATAAGTCAGTTCTCGTAGGCGTGTAATAAGTTCTTAATTTACTAAGTAATTAGCAAATTAATAAGCTGTGAAATAAAGGTCGAATTTTTATTCGGCCTTTATTTTTTTGTCGAGAAATGAACCTAAACAATATAATAAATATTATGATGGAACAAATAAAAGAAATGATAGAAACTGGGTATTCAGCGTCCAGAATAGCTGTAAAATTGAATTTTTCCAAAGAAGAAATAAGAGAAATAATTAAAATTAACGACTATAAATTAAAACAAGAAATATTTACTGAAGATAAAATAGAGCATATTTGTAAGTTATATGAACAAGGGGTATCGGCAAAACAAATAGGTTACAAATATTCTATAGATAAAAGAAGGGTGCAAAAATGGGCTAAAGAAAAAGGAACATTGCGTAACAGAAATGATTCTCACAGAATTTGTCATTTTAACCAGAATTATTTTGATGCAATAGACTCTCCAAATAAAGCTTATTGGCTTGGTTTTTTTTATGCCGACGCTTATAATTGTGATATAACAAATACATTTCATATAGCTTTAAATGGAAAAGATATTAATCATTTACAAAAATTATGTACAGCAGTTGAACTACCGTTAGAAAAGGTGTATAGAGAAATAACGAAATCTGGATATGACGTATGCAATGTTCATTTATATAGTAAACATATTTGTGAAATTATGACTAAACACGGTTGTCCACGAGCCAAAAGTTTTATTATAAAATATCCAATATGGCTTGATGATAATTTAAATCAACATTTTATTAGAGGAGTATTTGATGGTGATGGATGTTTAACTTTAAGAAAAAAACAAAAAGAATGGAAATTATCAATTATGTCTACCAAAGAAATGTGTGAAGGAATGCATAATGTTATATTACAAAAAACAGGTGTAAATATTGATTATTTTTATTCGTCAAACACAAATAACAACACATATATACTCATAACTAGCGGTAATGAAAAAGTAAAAAAAATAATGGATTGGTTGCATTCGAACTCATTAATCGAAAATAGATTAGACAGAAAATACGAAAAATATCAAGCTTTGGTATCACAGCAAGACAGCAGATGTTTTCTAAAAACAACTTCTAGAACAAAATATAATATTTCAGAACAAGACAAAGCAAATATTATTTTAGACTCAAGTAATGGTGATAAAACAAAAGATATTTCAAAAAAATATCAATTACACGCTAGAACAATAAATAAAATAACTAACTCCGCTAAAACATGAATAATTATATTAACAATTATAGTTGGAAGTGTTTATTAGGAAGACAAAGCAAAAACATCTGTGTTAATAATGATGTATTTTTATGGGAGGTTGGTAAAAGAAAACATTTTTGTACAAATAAAATTTTAACACTAGAAGATCTTAAATTTATTGAACATAGAGCGTTTCATTATTTAAGTATAGATAATTGTAATTTCGTTAAACAACATTTTAAGATTAGCAGAAATAAACAAAATTCTGTTATTATAGATTTGAGCAAAATGGATTTTAAAGGAGGCGAATATAAAACTATTCGTCATGCTTTAAATCGTGCAAAAAAATACAATTTAATCCAAGAGTCAAATTACAGAGATATAAATGATGTGAAAGATTTAATTGAAGATTGGTCAAACAATTTAGCTTTGAAATATTTTCGAGATTTTTCTGGTAAGAATCTATATTTTTATCAAAATAATTTTCATGAAGGATGTATCAATGTGTTTTTGTATGATCAAGATAAGTTAGTTGCTTTTGCTACCGCTTCGCCTGAAATAAATGGTAGCAGTACTTATATTATTGGTAAGGCTTTGTGTCATAAATATTACGGATTATCAGAATATGCTGATTATTTGCTTTATCAAAAATGTCTTGAAAACAAAATAACTTTGATAGACCTTGGACAAACTGCTGGTGGGTTAATACACTATAAAACAAAATTTCCAGGCGCTTCAACGTATCAATACTACAATGGTAAAATAAATGAAATTTGATGAAATAATCTCTATAAATGATCAGAAAATAACAAAACAATATATTCAGTCTTTAAATAAACAGCAACGTGAAGCTCTGATAGAACCTATATTTAATATTTTTAGACAAAATGGGTTTATGTATTCAGATTATTCTAAAGATGTTTTAAACAAAGAGTATAAACGAATTGTTGATTTTAAGCCGATATTGGACGCGGCAGATCTTTTTAATAATTCTAGCGTGGGTACAAAAATATGTAAGCATTTTTGTCATCTTTTTTATGACACACGAGATAAAGATACCAAAACTATACCTGAGATATTTAATGATGATGAAAAATTAAGAAAAACAATAGCAAATAGACTGGGGTTAGACTGGTTAGAACAGGATCAAAAAGGCCCAGGAGTTAACGAGGCATTCAATTTGTCATTTAGAATGATTATTCAAGGGTTTCGTTCTCAAAGACTAGTTGTTTCAACATCTATATTTAAGCCGGAAATTGCCAAATATATGTGTTTAAAATATAGTGACGAAAATGATGTTATTTTTGATTATAGCATTGGTTGGGGAGGACGCATGTTGGGAGCAACTTCGTGTAATAGAAAATATATAGGAGTAGACCCCTTAACAGTTCCAGAGATTAAAAACATGGCAGATTTTTTTAATTTGAAAAATGTAACTTTAATTCAAAACGGCTCAGAACATGTCAGATTAGAAGAAAATTCAATTGATTTTAGTTATAGTTCTCCACCTTATTTTTCGCAAGAACGTTATAGCCCTTCATTAACTCAGGCTTATAATAAAGGGGAAGATTATTTTTATAATACTTATTGGAATAATACTTTAGATAATATTAAATATATGTTAAAACCCGGAAAATGGTTTGGTCTGAATGTTAAAAATTTCCCCAAAATGGTAAAAATGGCTGAAGACAAATTCGGCCCCGTAATAGAGGAAGTTAGCCTTAGGACAATAAGGAACCATCTTACAAAAGAAAAAGGAACCACCAAGTTTGAATCAATTTATATGTTCAAAAACCAAAAGTAATATAAGCGCATATTTGCGTATAATTTTGAAATGACTTCAGCTATTAATAAATTGCCATATTTTGGATGCGTAGCCTTTATTGATGCTTTAGCTGATGATTTTAAGTTGTTAACTAAAGGTAAAACCAAAAACAATAAAATCACAAGAGAATATAAAATAGCTTATCAACAATCAACAAAAGATAAACGCAATGAAAGAAAAAACGTTTTATCAAATATCATTGTAAATAAACCTAGTTCTCAATTGAAAAAAGTAGCTTTTGATACTCGTAGAATAAATCAAGAGACTACCAGAAATCCTCGTAGCAATTTACAGTATTGGCATCGCTCACAACCATTTATTGATGACAACGATCAAAATAAAATAAATATATTTGCGAAACTAGCTTATACATTAAAAGATTTGGAAACTGAATTTGGAACAAGACCAGATTGGCACGAGAGTTATACACGGGTGCTAAATGATGCCGTTCAAAGAATATTAAGAATAAAACAGGCTGACCAAGATATTGATTCTTCACAATTGTCATATTTAGAGCAATTGTTAAATACGAGATATAGATTATCAATGGATGAATTAACAGTGATATCTCATGACGATTTAAAAAAACGCATCTTAAGCAAGGATGATAGCTTATTAAAGCGTGGAATAATATATGATGATTCTGCAAAAAAAACGGCTACCACAACATCAATAGAACATAAATTTATGGAATTGTTAATGGCCCAGGCTCAAGCAAATATACAGGCAAGTTTAATTAAAAATAATAATGCTCCAGCATCATCACAAGAAAACGCCTTAGCCTCATTGTTTGGAGGAGGTGTACGCAGAGAGGGAGAAAGAGTGGTGGAACGTACAGTCACCATCACGATTAGAGACGAGGTTAAAGACTAATGCCTAATGTTGGTTTTGAGACATTCTTTCCAAAGAAGGTCGATACTGTATTTATTGTTCAAAATATTACGATTGGTACCCCGCAAGAAAGAACTATTCATATATTTGGATATCCAATCCCAGCTGGAAAACAACGTGACGTATTAGCTATTCCCGTTGTATCTGAAGCCGATATTCGCCACTCTTTATTAAAAGGCGAATTGAGAGTAAAAGGTCAAAATGGTGAAATTTGTGTCACTCGTAGCAATATAGATTTGCTTCAATTCGATCCTGAACAAAAAGCATTTTTAGAATCTATTTGTATTAATAACGGATTAGAAGTGTCAGGTGGTGGAGGTACATTAGATTTCTCATTTAAACAAAATGTATTATTAATAGGAACTAAAAATGGATCAAATAGAATATTTACAGTTCCTTCGCCTGATAAATTCATCAATGGATCATTAGGCTTAAATGAATTTCGTATTTTAATTAGACATAATGGAAAAGGTCTCCTTCCTGGCGTTGATTATACAATGTCAGAGTCTGGTGGTATTGGAACCGGATTGGATACTATCAAAATAATAAATTTTAAACCAGTTGCTGATAGTACTTTGGTAGCTGATTATGTTGTAAAGATATAATGGCAAATTTTCAACCAAATACATTAAATCAAGCCTTGGATATAAAAGGAAGCGAAACTCAAAATTCTTCAATGAGTCTTGCCGATGAGTCTGCTGGTCTTGGTGGACGTATTGCAGGACAAACAGGAGTTGCCGCCTCTATCATTGTAGGAGCTAACGTTGTTGTTTCAGGCCTAACAGGAATGAGCATAGATAGCTCCGGACGCTTTTTAACAATTAGCGGAGCAACAAATGCAGCCAATAATGGAACTTTTGCCATTGTTGATTTTAATAGCGCAACTAGTGTAAATATAATTAACTCAGTTGCTACCACAGATTTAAATAATGGTAATATTTCATGGATTGAACGAAATCCATATAGTCTTGAAGATGATTTAAATTTTGAAAGAACAGACCGCGAAGCTATTAAAGGCGTTTCTTATACGGCAGCTGTCCCTTCTTATAATAAAGTAACAAATCAATCTACATCTATTCCTGCTAATTTATCTAATATAGCAGGCAAAACAACTGACGCAAAAGCCTTAATTGCTAATAAAAGATTTAATAATATAGTAGTTACTAGCGGTATAAGCTTTATTAAAATAACTGGAACATTCCCATATGCAGATGCCGTAAATATAACAGGAATACCTATTTCTGATGGTTTTGATAGCGGCAACCAGGACGCAACATATGTAGGAATTTTAGCGTCAGATTCAGAATCAGGTTTTTATGTAAACAGCGGTGTGCATGAAGGCGAAAGAATTTACGGAAGAACAAGACAAGGATCTACAGGCGTAGATGGAACCTCTGTTGAAATTGAATTTAGATCCGTGGTTAAAAACGCTAATATAAGCACGTCTGTTCCGTATACATGGGAAACAAGTCAGCCAACAACTATTCATTTACTTTATTCATATCGTTATGGAATTGACCAAATTTCAGATACTTCACTTAGAAATATAATTGTTGATGGGATCATTGAAGAATCAACAGGTGTTGTAAATTTTAATAAAATGTTATTATGGGAAGATGGTAGTCTCGTATATGTAGGAGACGGTGATATATTATTAAAATCATGATTTAAGGCTGTAAATGAGCAATACTATAACAATTACATTATCTTTTATATATAGAAACCAAAATGATAGAACAAACGCAGTTGGATTGATTTCTTCTGATATTGGCAAATACGCAAAACAGTCTGATGATTCTAGTTATTGGGAGCTGCTTGATGACTCTCCTGTTTTATGGGGCGCTTTATCATCAAGTACAGTTGATGCCACAGATGTAACGCTTTCTGATATTATTGTTGATGATGAAACTAAATTAAGTCAAACAGTAGTTAGAATTCAAAATATTCCGATATCACCCGAAGTTCCAGCTGATGGATATTCATTGGTATACGATGGGTATACTGATGCTTGGCAACCAAAATTAATGGGTCCGGTGATCATTGCGTCAGGAACGAATGTGATCGTATCGGGCGGCAACGTATTCTTGGGACCGTACACTCGGGGTGTGGGTCAGGTGGTTTCGTGCGCCATGTACGTTTCTGATGCTGTCGATGCGAATTGGGATGGTTCGTTTTCTGAAGTAAAGTACACGCTTCGACGCGAAGCAGCCTGGCCAGTGAACGATTTCGGCGCATTCATTGAGAACAACGCAGTAGGATCGTTAACGATCGAATGGGTGATTTGGGGATTGGCGCCGTGAATAAATTGATATATCACTGAGGTAGTATGAGTTATAATATATCATTTATTTTTGCTAATTCAGAAGCTAGAAATAATGCGATTATAACATTTTCTGATATTGGAAAAATAGCACATCAGCTTGATGATAATAGTTATTGGCAAATAATAAATTATTTATTTGCTATAGGACCTGTATGGAAAGCTTTACCAGCACTACCAGAACCTGAAGTTCCTGAAGAAGCTCCGCCTGCTCCATTTCCACCTCCAATTACAACCCCAACGGAAGATTATGACGGGTATGTTTTAACTTGGTCATCAAATGATAATAAACTTGTATTATTATCTTCGACAAGCCAAACAGTTACAAAAATACAAAACATACCAGTGTCTGCAAATCATCCAATTGATGGGTACACATTTGTATATGACGCAAATGATAATGAATGGAAAACAGATGTTAGAATTGATGGAGCAAATATTAATGCTAATTTTGGCTCTCAAAACATCATTACTACAGGAACTATATCAGGAACAATTACAGGAACTGTCATTATTTCAGCTTTAACAGTGACGGGGCTTGGGCTCGGTATTGCACATATCAGTTCAGGAGGTGTTTTTTCCAGTTCATTAATCGTCAATGCAGATATTCACTCGGCTGCCGCAATAGCTGGAACAAAAATAAATCCTGCATTTGGCGCACAAGCGATAAGTACTTCAAGCACATTAAATGTAGGAGCAGCAACTACAACAGCTCTTACAGTATCAACTTTAAGTACTGGTGTCGTCCACTCAAGTGTAGCAGGCGTTTTTTCCAGTTCATTAATTGTAGCAGCAGATATTACAGCTGGTACTTTGACGCCCACGCTCCTTGCCCCAGGTGCAGCAAACACAGTGTTCGTGACGAATGCGGGGGCGACCGCAGTCACAACGGCCTTGCTTGTGAACGCGAACGTTGACGCGGCGGCGGCGATCGCGGTAACGAAGTTGGCGGCGGGCGCGAACGGCGCCGCGCTCGTCACCGTCGCGGGTGTGCCGACGTGGGCCGCGCCAGGCGGTGATCTCTCTGGCTCGTATCCAAGCCCTACCGTCGCGAAGATCAACGCAACGACGATCACGACGGCGGGCGGCGCCCTCACGACGGGCACGGTGCTACGTGTCACCGGCGCGGCGTCGGCCGATTGGGGCGCGCTTGATCTAGCGAACGCGAGCGCGGTGACGGGCGTGCTTCCGATCGGCAACATCGCGCCGAGCGGCACGAACGGCCAAGCGTTGATCACCACGGCGGGCGTCGCCGCGTGGGGCACGAATTTCGGCGCGCAAGATTTGACTACCACGGGGGTCGTTTCAATCGGCACGACACCCGCAACGGCGGTCGGGAACATACGACTACCAGAAGGCGCGGTCATCAACGCGCGCAACGCCGCAAACACACTGAATGTTCAACTGCTTGGATGGTCGGCGGGCGCGCTGACGCTTGGCACCACGGCGAGTTTTTCGCGGATCGTGTTGAACGCCACCACTACAGCCATTTTTGCCGCGTCAACACCGGCCCTTAACTTCACGACGGTTCAAGCGTCGTTCGGCGTTGGCTACGTGGTCGGTTTCAGCGCTCCCGGCAATGGCGAGTTTGGAAACTTGATGAACGCCTCAGTAGGAGGCGCGATCCGCTTCCACGGCGCTAACACTAACTGGACCGGCATTGCCGCGAACACCGGCGGTACCGGTACGTTTTCCGGCGGTAGCTGTACTGGCGGCACCGTGTCGAATACCGGCGGTGACGCGATCGTGGTGCCCGGCATCGCGTCAGGCACAGGCCCTGTGCAGGGCACTGTGAGATTGCAGGATGGCGCGGCGGCGGATCAGGCGACGGTCACGGCGGGCGCTTTCAACGTCACGAATAGCCTCATACTGACCACGGGTTTCGCGCGGTTTGGTCTCGCGGCGGGCAGTGGCTCCGGTGTTGCTAGCGCGGCGGG